TCGGTAAAGCCCAACTCGCTGCTGACGGCGCCGGGGTCCGCCGGGATTTCAAGTCGGCCTTCAAGTGCTGCAATGGTCATGGCCTCGCCCCTTCAAGTTCGTAGCCGCGCCGGATGCGCATGGGTTGCGGAGCCGCTGGCGCCTTGGGCGGCTCGGGCGGCCGGCTCTTGATTTCGGCAGCTTCGGCTTTCTTCTTTTGCGCGTCGGCCAGCACTTGCGTGGCCTTGGCCGCCGACAGGGCGGTGTCGGCCCGGATTTTGCCGGCCGATGCAACGTCCTTCTGGGCTGCCGCGCCCAGCGCGGTTGCCTGCGCGCCCGCCACCGCAATCATCGGGTCGGGCTGCTGGTTCTGGGCGGCAGCTTCCATTTCCGCCTTTTCCTCATCATTCGGTTCTACCAAGCCCATCTGGACGCCCTGCTTGCGCGCGTAGCGCTGCAAATCGTCCATGCCCTCGCCATCCTGATTCATCACGGCGGTAATGACGGCGGCGTTGGCCAAGTCCATGTTCTGCGCCATCATCGCCACTTCGGCGGTCTTGAGTGAGGATTTCACCGTCTTTTCGCGGCGGGTCGTGGTCGCCTCGGTTACGTCGACAATCACCTTGTAGCGGCCGGTGTCGAAATTGTTGCGGTAGCCAAACTGGCCCTTTTCGTCGGCGTGCGGCTCCATCAGGGTGGCTTTGCCGTCCTCGCCTTCCTCGGTCATGGTTTCCATTTCCCGACCGGGTTCGTAATAAATCTCGCGCGCCATCCCGAGATAGATTTCGCCCTCGCGCTGGACGCTCTGGCGCATGTTGTCGAGATAGATGGCGGACTTGGTATCGACGCGGGTGGCGGCGATATCCATCGCCTCGGCCGATGTGTTGGCAACAACCTGGTCGGCGCCGTCCTCGGTTTCGGCGGCCAAGTCGCCCGCCGCCAGTTGCAGCAGCAGCGCCGTAACCTGGCCAAGCTGGGGCGGTGAAATCGTGCCGATTGGCCCCATCGCTTTGATTTCGCCGGTCACAGGGTCAATCACCGGATTCACAAGCGCATAGGGGTGGCGCTCCTGTTCCTGCTTGGCCCACAGGTCGCGCAAGTGCGGCGGCATCTGCTCGGCAAGGAAAATCGGCTTCTCGCGCGGGCTAAGGCTGTCGGTTTCGGCCAGCTTCGACACGCGGCCATTGTAGATGCGCTGGGCGTCCATCAGTTTCGAGACATGGCCCCGGAAGCGCTCCTGGTTGTCGACAAACCACCGCTTACCATAGACCGGCACAATCGGAATGTTCGGCCCGGCGATGAGGCCGCAATCGTCAAGGATTTCGGCGCCGCTCATCACATATTTGTGAACGCGCCTGCGCTCGCGGCGGTGGGTCTGCTTGCGCCAGCCCATCTTTTCCATGTCGGCCATGGTGTCGGCGTCGATTTCCGACGCCCAGCGGCGGTCCTCCTGCTCGGTCAGGGCATGGGTGAAAACGTGCAGCGATTCCTTCTTCTTCTCGACTTCGTAATACTCGCACTTGACCACCACATCGGGCGTGAACCAATCGAACGGGCTGGCCTGCCGGTTTTCCGGCCAATCGGTCGCGGCGTCCTCGCCAAATTCCTCGGTGAACGCCTCGATGCTGTCGGCGGTCAGGACGAACCCGAATTGGGCGTCCGACTTGTCGTAAAGCTTGGCGTTGGCATCGAAATAAACGCGCTGGTCAGCGTCGGCAATCAGCAGCCCCGGATTGATTCTCTGCTCATCATTTTCCGGGTCGTTTTCATCCGCATATTCATTGCATAGCCGGTAAGCGCCGAAGCCGCCGGCCGCTGCTTCCTCAAAGGCATTGTCGCGGGCTTGCTGGGATTTGAAATGGTAGCTGTCGGCGCGGTGGATGCCGTCAAGGGTGTTGGCGGTGTCGGCATCGCTGTCGCCACCGGCCGGGCGGAAGTCCGGCACAATGCGATTGGCGCGATAGTCAGTAACAATCTTGTCGACGCCCTTTGAAAGCTTGTCGATTTCAACCTTGATGGAATTGGCGAATTGCTCACCCCAAGCCCCTTCCCACATCGCGCCAGGTATCGAGATAAAGCGGCGGCACAGCAGCGAATGAGCGCGCAGTTCCAACTGGTATTGGCTGGCCGCATCGAAGCGTTTCAGCGCGCGTTCGTGGATTTCCGGCCATGTCGACGGCGATGCCTTGCCCTCGACTTCTTCCTCGCCTTCCGGCTTGTCGTCGGGTTCGTCATATTTGCGGGCTGCCGTCGCCATGCCGGCATCATATCGGCCCATGCGGCAAGTGGCATTTGAACAATTGCGCTGGTGCCTCTATCTAGCGCGTTGAGGCTGCCATGCCTCACCAATGGGTCCTCGCGCGACCGAGTCCTCCTATGAGTCTCCCGGCTCGCTAGATTGGGTTCTCGCGCGGGGGCTTATTTGTTTATGCAATCCGCTGCCCGGATATGCGCGCATATGAGTCTGACGCGCTGCATAATCATCCAAAAAGGTTGGCCCCGGTCACTTGGCGTTGCACCAAATGCCGGGGCCGGGACGGATGGCCAAAGTCTGCAAACAGACTTGCTCGGAATGTAGGAGGGTCTTTGGGCCTTTCCATCCTATCGCGGCGCGGGAGGGGTCATTTTGCCGAATCGCCCGCACGCCGGGATTCTATGCTGGTTTCTTCCTTGTCTGTGACCTTCTGCGAATCTTGCCCAAGCCGATGGATTTGGCAAGCACGCGGCGCTGCTCGGCATAGTTCGGCGCGACCATCGGATAGTCGGCCGACAAGCCCCACTTCTGGCGATACTGGTCGGGCGTCAGGCCGTAGTGAGTCATGATGTGGCGTTTCAGCATTTTCAGCTTTTTGCCGTCCTCAAGGCAGATGATGTAATCCGGCTTGACGCTGGCCTTGATGCCCACTTTCGGCTGCTGCTTTTCCTCGGGCGGCGGGGTCAAAAGCCCGCCCAGCGCGCTATGCACGTTGTTAATCAGTTGCGGCAAGTCATTCACTGCCACGCTGTTGTTGCTGACATGGGCCGCGACAATATCAGCGGTCAGAGTCAGCAGCGTTTCGCCTGATGGCCCAACGCTTCGGCGGTTCTCGCCATCCCAAGTTTCACTTGTCATGTTAATTCTCCCGGCTTTTTCTTAGTGGTGAACGTATTCCTTGCTGGCATCCCCTTCCGGCCGCCGCCGTCCACTGTCGGGATGGCGGTGCCAGCCTTGCGGCTCGCCCTCGAAATCCTTTCCAGCCCAATCGAATAACGCTGTCAAGGCAAGGCCAATGTTCTCAAAGCACCAACGGTCGGCATAGCCCCAATTGTCGCCCATCCGGCCAGTGATAATGGCATGGGTGAAAGCAAACGGGGCAATGCAGCAATAGCGGCCATTGCCCATGGGCGTCGGCGCTACCTAGTGGTTTCTGGCGGCCATGTCGGCCAGCCACATCAGTTCTTCCGGCGTGCAAATTTCCGGCAATTGCTGTTCGCGCTGTGCGTTACTCATCAAGTCGTCCGTTCATATCCAGCCACAGTTGCTCGGCAGCGCGGCGCTTAAGCTGGCGGCTCATCAGCCGGGCGCGGCGCTCGGCAAACAAGGCTGTCCAAAAGCCCATAAGCGCGCCGGGAACCGCCGCGAACCATGCCGCATTGCTTGGCCAAATGGCCACGATTGTGCCGAATATCGTCAGGAACATGCCCATGTCGGCCAGCCGGTAGAAGCGCCAGCGAAACTTGCGGCGGAAGCTGGCCAGTTCCGGCACATCGGCCGTGCGCTTGCCGGCCAGGTTTAACCGGCGCTCGATTTCCTCAATGGAAGGCGTCTTGGGCTGCAATCCCTAATTCCCGGCTCACGCAATTATCGGAAGGCGTTTAGCAGACCGGGAATTGTAATGCTATTGTCGTCTGCGCTCGATGCCGGGACATGGGTAAGCATCAACTCAGTCAACGCCCAGACCATCGCATCCACCCGGTTCGGGCTGCCCTCGCCGACATAGCCGTTGGAAGTCATTAGCACCATTTCATCTTCCAGTTCGGGGAAGCCGCCAATCAAGGAACAGCGGCCTTGTTCAAACATCGCGGCAATTGGCTCGGCCCGCGCCACCTTGCCCCGGCTGGCATGGACTTCCTTGTAGGCAACATTGGCATCGGCCGTCTTGATTACCGCTCTGACCATGGCGCCACCGTAATTGGTTTCCGCCACAATCCGGTCGGCTTC